TGTACCATTGCTTGCTGCAGTTAAGCGCCCTTGCTGATCAACCGTAATGCTGGCGTATGTGTAGCTACCAGGAGTAACAGCAGTATTATCAAGATCAACGGTAATAGTGCCGCTGCTGGTAATCGGTCCACCGCTACTTGTAAGTCCAGTACCGCCGGCAATATCAACGCTAGTTACAGTGCCACCACTAGAAGAAGCCGCAATACTGATGGCGCCATCACCGTTGGTGATAGTGATATTTGATCCGGCGGTCAGCGTTGCTTTGGCCAACGTGCCGTCTGTCTTACCAATTAAGAGCTGACCGTCTGTATAAGTTGTTTGCCCTGTGCCTCCGTAGCCCGTTGCAACTGTCGTGCCTTGCCAAGTACCAGTGCCAATCGTGCCGACGCTGGTAAGACTTGATCCGGTAACACCACTACCAAGGCTGGTGGAATCGAGAACTTTTGCCCCGCCAATGCGGATTTCCTTAGTCGCTGCTACATCGACGTGCTCGCTAAATGTCCAAGCATCGGTACTGTCAATCCAATTGATTGTTTTGTCGGTGGTACCCTTGAGAGTGATACCGCCACCGTCTGCAGTTACATCGGTCGGGGTGGCAACCGCACCCATTTCGATGTTCTTATCCTTCACCACCAATGTGGTGGAATCGATTGTTGTAGTTGTGCCCTGAACAGATAAATTACCGGGGATATTGACGTTGCCGGATGCGTCTGCAGTTAGCCGTGCAGTGCCACCAGTAACAAGCGCAATTTCGTTGGCACCAGTGCGGAGTAAGCCGGTATCAGGGTCGCCGTCAAAGGCGTAGCCGGGAGTGCTGGCACTGGTGGAGTCATCACCGAGGATCTGCCCGGTCATCGTGCCACCGGTCAGTGGCAAAAATGTGCTGATGCCGGAAATGTCGCTCAGGTAAGCAACGGTGCCAGACTCATCCTTAAAGGTAATCGTGCGGTCAGCTGTTGGATCAGTGATCGCAAACGTTGTCTCAAAAGTGTCGTCAGTGCTGCCTTCAAAGCTGATATTGCCGGTGAACGTGCCACCAGCCTTAGGCATTGCCGCGTTGGCTAGGTCGTAAGCAGTCTTGACAGAATTTGGCGTAGCGGCGGTGGTGGTACTCGTACTACTGGTGCTGTCGGTGAGCTGGACTGTCCCTCGGGCTGAGGTTGTTCCGGCTTCGATGATGTCCCCGTCAAGGGTGCTGGCGCTGATGAGTCCGTAGCCATACCGAACCAGCTCGACTGAAGTGATCTTTTTGGTTTCGCTTGCCGAGGTATCGACAACAGCCAGCACGTCGGTGTCGGCTAGGGATGAGCCGGCAAGACTGTTCAGCTGTGAAATTTTGAGGTCTGCCATGGCTCAGATTTCGTCTTGCAGCAAGCGGCCTACTCCAGATTCTAGGTCCAGTGCACCGTTATCCTCCTTCAACAGCAGGCTGCCCGCAACCGTCGCACCAGTGCTGTACCGCAGCTGTAGTTGCCCGGTGGTCACAAACTCAATTTGTGACTGCAGAGCGGTACTGGCCTCAAATGAAACGCCGACATTGGTAATCAAACCGTCAATCAGGTAGTACAGCTGTGTTCCGTCTGTGTCGCTAGCACCAGTGGCTGCTGACTCGCCGCTGCGCTTTAGCGTTAGCGCGGCACTAAAGTTGCTGCCCAGTTGTTGACGCAAAATCAAATGGTGGATGTACTGAGCGGATTCCAAATCGCTGTTGCCGCCAAAATCCCAGAAGCAAGTAATACGCCCACTACCGGACACCAAACCGCTGACTTGTTTGACGAATTCTTCGCCTAACACTGTCGCGTCTAAAGCCGCACGTTCAGTGCTAAGTTCGTAGGAAACTACTTCACCAAGTGTCCGGTATCCGCCACTGGTAAGTGCCACTGAGATTGTATAACTGGTGCTCGGTGTCGTTAAAGTCACGGCATCACTGATATCACCTTTTAGCGACGCAGCCCAAGTCTTAAATAAGCGGATGCCGCCTGCTGCGTCCACATTGACGTACCAGGCGCCAGTGCTGGTTACGCCGGGAGGAGTAAAGCCAGAGGCATCTACGAAATCAAGGTTTCCACCACCAACGCGGGTAATTTGCAGGTAATCACCAGTGATAAATGTGTCGTTAGGAAAGTCAAAACTAAATCGTTTCTGCGCGACGTTTACATCGGCAACATCCAGCACGGACGTATAAGTACTCGCTCCAGTGCGCTGGATTGAGACAAGGCCGGAATTGCCGAGATAAACAGCCATTATGCAGACGCCATGGTGGCAGTAGTGAGGCTCCCGGTTACTTGAAAGTTCAGGTTGACGCTCACAAGATCACCAGTTGTGACGGCTATATCGCTTTGAGTAAACAAAACGGTAGCTTCAATTATGCGATCATCAGCAAGTTTTAATCTCAGCGTATTTGTATTAGTTGCAGGTGTTGTAGTAGTGCGTAAAATGTTCGCCAGCATAGATGCCATTTCAAGTGCGCCAGCATCGTTTTCGTAATACAACGCAGTGCAACTACCGCTGTAGCTCTGCCTTCCGTAAACGTATTTAAGCGCGGTATCGCCTGTAGTGGTTACGTCCAAGGCTTCAACGCTGCCCGTGATGCTCCAGTTGCGGATTTTGGCAACTTGCGTACCATCCACCAACAAGGCGCCGTTAGCTCCGGTATAAAAAGTTGCCATCAGGAAGACACTCCGAGTAGTTCTACTGTGACGGACTGATAGCCCGGTCTACCGTATGTAACCTGTGGCGGTCCGGCATAACGCCAAGAGTTGCCTGCAGGGTTAGTGTAATCATAGGCGGCCATTCCAGCGAACACTTGGGCGGGCAAATCAAACGCTCCGTAGGTGGTGCCGTTTGCGGCGTAGTGATCCGTGATAGAACGCCCCACGGCTTCGGTCACGTTGTCAAAAGTCAGTGACAGTCGCTGGCCTGTAGTTTTTGAACCATGGACAAAACGAATCTCAATACCATCAAGTGACTGATACAGGCTTTGAGCACGAACGCCGGGGCTCCAAGCGCGGCTGCTCGGCTGAACAGAGGGGAAGGTAGTCATACGATCACCTCAAAGGAGCCGGAGACGATGCTGTTACTAATGATGCTAGCTGTAGCCTCGTTCAAAGGGAAGTGCGTAGCAGTAATTGTGGCAAGCGTAACTTGGTCGTACTCGATTGAATCCACAAGGTAGTATTCAACCTCTAGGCGGCTGTCGCCTTCGCTATTGGTGCGGGTCAACTCGATTTTTATCAAATCCAAAGGCTGCAGCAGGCTGTTGTCCTCAACGTTGCGGGCTGTCTGGAAAGAAATCCGGTGAGTTGAGTAGCGTTTTGTAGCCAAAAGGTATTTGGCAAACGTAATAGCGTGCTCTTTTGTGGTGCAAAATTCTGTCATGTCATACTCAACTTCAGCCACATCGCTTGCGTAATCGCTGTAGCGCACGGTTGCTGTTTTAGTGGTCTCCATGCCAGTTTTGCGGATGCCGCGCCAGCTAACAATCACCTGGAACGGCAAGCGGTCGTCAGCAGAAAAGAACGTTTTTTTATACGTTCCAGCGATGATCGTATTGTCAATGGCACCTGGTGATGTTTCTGTATCGTTAAACGTTTCCTTTGGCGTAAGTGCTCCTGTATCAAACAAGCCTGCTGTCGTAATAGGCAACAACGGGATGAGCGAGTAACTCCCTGCTGATTCAAAAAATGCACACAAAAACATTGGCGCAATTTCTTGCGCATAAGACATAAAGTTGGTGGAGGCGGAAACCACCCCGTTAAAAAACATCTTGTAGTTCTCGTGGAACAAAGCCGCGATAGCTACATCTGAAATAAGCAGGACTTGGATATTTGCAATGTTTGTAAATTTTTTGCTTTCTGTAAAAAAGTACAGCAGCAGATCGCCAAAAAAGCGGCTGGGTCCGTTTGAGTATGTGTATCCAGAAGACAGATCGGTTGTCCCAGATGCTGTGCGCCATTTGTCTACCCATATACCGTTTTCAACGAAAACGTGGAGCTGCTTTAATTCGTTAGGTGCTGTTAAAGCTTCATTTGGATTGTACAAATTGCCTGTTACGGCAAGCAAGCTGATGTTTGTGTAACTCGCCTTTCGATCTAAGTTATCAGGAAAATCATTCTCTTGGCGAAACTCAATTAGTATGGTTGAGGGCTTTTCAGTTGCTGCTACCGCAACGCTTTGAATATCAAAGGTATGCGTGTAAGAGCCTGTAGAGTAAGTATCCGTAAATAACGCGGATATGGTGCCATTGTTCGATGTTGTGATTGTTCCAACTGTCGTTGTATTACCTGTGTTGTTATTGGTACGCCGAACACGAATGTTGTATGTTTCTAATGTAGTTGGCGGTGAAACACCTTCTGGATATAGAGGAATTACTTTAATGCGTGCTTCCGTGGAGTAATCATCAATACTGCGAAATTGAACCGCGCTAGCCAGTTCAGGACTTAGTGGGTCCAAGATTAACTTGAAAACGTTATGCAAACAACCAACTGAATAACCACTCAACGGGCAAACAGTTGGATCATCTGTGTATAAACTTCCGATTGTCAAACTTGTGCCAAGACCTTTGCGTTCCCAGTCCTTTAGATTATTTTTCCCAAGATAGTAGTAATCTAAATTCCCCAATGGGGCATACATTTTGCCGTAGCTTAGGAGATAAACAAAAGTGGACTCAAAGTTCTGTACCGCGCTGTCAATCAATGTCGGGCTGATCCACGCGCCACCCTTGTTGTCTGCTCGATTACAGAACACGATTGGCATTGTGTCGCCAGCATTGGCGTACCCTTGTGCTTCATCAAGCTTTTCGTAAGGGATTAGCTTCAGTGATTTACGCAGATCAATACGCTTCTGCCTGGTCTCGTTATTTGGATCTTGGTTTGTTGGGGCACGTGATACGTCTGGCGCGTTAGACGTAATGCCAAGAGGTCTTGGTCCGCCCCATGAGGACGATGGAATAGGGCCATTTGCAAAGCTCTTAAACTCGCCTTCATATTTAATCCCAACGGCTTGTCCGCCTTCGTAGACGGTTTGCTTGATGCCGCTACCCTTTTCTCCTGGATTGGCCATGATCAGCTACGAAGAGACAACGGACCAAGGATGGTCCAGGGGATTTTTCGCCAAGGGAAATCGGCGCTTGTGGTGCTGTTGTACTGTCCCAAAGTAAGTGTTGCTGTGGTTATATCGGACTCACCTCGCAATGCGTTACCGGCAAAACCAGCAAAAAAGGGGGGATCAATCGAAGGATTGTCTATGCCCACAGCTGAAGACCACCGCAAAAAGAACACGACGTAACTGTATCTATTCTGTATGGAAGCTTGGATAAGATCTACGTTGGCTGCGGTAGCAGCAAAAGATATCGACAACTCACTAGATGTACTATTTTTGTCTACCAAAATAGATGAAACAGTAAAAGAGTTGTACGGTACATCAGCGAAGCCGTACAGAGTTCTAGATGGATGGAAATGGTTTTGGTACTGGTAGAGCGGAGACCCTGTGTAGCTAGTTATTTCGGGCCACACCTGGATCCAAGCTAAAGATGCTCTAATTGCCATTAACGTGCTCCGATCATGCGGCGAACGCTGCCGCTATTACGCATGGCAGACAGCGCAAGTTCGGCACCACGGCGGCTGGCAGCTTGCATACCAGCAACAAAGTCGCGCTGGCTGACGTAGTTGCTGCCATTCATGTTCATCACAGGGCCTGTGGTGACACTGATCATTGGGTTGATACTAGGAGCGTACTCGCCGGTTTGAGTAATGTCACCCCCCATGGATGGGCTGCTGGAGCTGTACTGTGCCCCTGGCGTTAGTGTGTTACTTACAGACCTCATCATGCTGAGGTTGCCGCCCTGTTCGTCAACGGTCTGCGAACTGCTAGGTATTACAGCCTTTCCTCTTGCACCAGCGGCATAGCGTGCCATAGCGGCATCCATTTTGCCTGCAGGGATGACGTACTCAGCACCAGCTTCACCCACGAGAGCGCGAGTGGGACCAGCGACGTAACCACCAGCTGCAAACGCTTGTACAGCACCAGCGTTTTGATCACCACCTCCACGCAGCATGTTTTGGAGGTTGATGGCGTTTTGGATTTGCTGAGCGGCGTTGGCGGCTGCACCAGCGACGTTGTACATCGCGCTGGACATCTCGTTTGCCTGGAATACACCGCTGGCGAGCGAACCAGCGAGTCTGTCAGCTTGCTGTTGCGATAGACCGATTTCATCGCTGATAAGTTTTTGCGCAAGCTGGCTTTCAGCTTGAACAATTTTTGTTTTGTATACAGCATCGGCAACAACATTTTGGTTGTTAGCGATTTTTATTGTCGCTTGTACCTGATCGTATGCTGCTTGTACAGCTTCCTGTTGTAATCCGAGGCCTTTGTCGTAAGCGTCGGCAATGCTTTGGATTTGTTCCGGTGTATTACCGCGTGATTTTGCTTGTGCTATCGCAATAGCTTTTTCTGCTTCGAGCTGCTTGTACTTAATATCAACAAGATTTGCTTCAAGTTTTGCTTTTTCTACAAGTAAAACGTTGTTATTTAGTGCTTGTTCATATTCGATTTGAGCGGCACGAGTCTGCTGCTCAAACATACGAAGGGCGATATTGAAGCGCTCTTGTGCTGTTGTAGCTAGTTCGTATTGACGCTGCAGCTGTGCGCCATATAAATCATTAAGTGCGGCTTCTGCGCTGTAGCGAGATTGCGTGACTTGGTTGCCACGATCCAAGGCTGCTATCTGTTTTTGTACAGCTTCGGCAGCTTGGTTGTACTTTTCGGTGTTGGCTTCGATTTGAAGTGCTTGCTCTGCGAGACGGTCTTTGATTTGCTGCTGTTTTAGTGCCTGCGCTTCGAGAGCACTGTTTATGTGCAGGGCCAAGTTGAGTTCGCGTTGGCCCGCCTCTGATGTAACGTTGCCAAATTCTTCTCGTATCTTTTTAGCTTTTTCTGCGTATTCGGTGCGGATGCGTTCGTTAGCAAGTTGTTTTTCTACTTCGATGTTGATTTGCTTTTCGGCTGCGGTGCGCCCCAGGGTGCGCTGGGATTCTAGTTGCAATAGTTTTTGGGTATTGAGTAGCTCCTTGAGCTGGCTGTCTGTTAGCGCCTGTAATGTTGCGACACGTTTTTGTTCTTCTTCCGAGATTTCGGCCACACCGTTTTTTGTGTTTTCGATAAGCTGATTGAGAAATGGGAGGCGGCTGATAATTCCACTGACAATGGTTTCGCGCCAGTGGCTTAATACGGATCCGATGACGTTTGCTGCTTGGAGTAGTTTTGTTAGGCCGCTAAGTATTACCTGAAGTGCTGATACAAATGGACCACTGAGTAAAGAAATAGTGCCGGAAACGGCTCCGACAAACTGGTTCCACGTTCCACCGAGCAGATTGACGCTTTGTGTTATGCGGTTAGTGGCGTCGGGTGCTACACCTGTTTGTCGTGCGACTGCTTCACCGATGCGAGCGCGAGCTTCCTCGGCTTTACCTGCTTCTTGTAGACGACGGACTGTCGTAGCAAGCTCCGCATTAACGTAAACAGTGCTTTCGCGCAGGGCATCAAGATTCAGCTCTTTTGTGGCGTTGCCGATTTCGGTTATGCGACGCAAGGCATCTTCGAGTTGTTGGCCGATGGCGGAGCCAATAATTTGACCGCCGAAGCCTGTACCAACAAAAGAGCCGAGTAAACCGCCGGCTACCTGTCCCGCACCACCGCCAAACAGCAGGGGGAAGCCTGCGCCAAGCATGATGTTTTCGGCCATAGCTGCCTTGGCGCCAGGGCTACCTGGGAAATCTCGCCCCCCTCCAATCGGTGAAGACAGCCCTCTTCGCCCTCCTCCACCTTGCATAGAAGGTGGTAGTGCCGGTCCTTGCATAGGTCCAGCGCCAGTAGCTATGTCTAACTGCTTATTGACACGAGCTATTTCAGCCTGCAAAGTGCGGAAATCAATGCTTCCCGCTTCCACTAAAGCAAATACACGATCTAGCTCTGATGCGTAGCTACGAAGTCCTGCGATACTTGTAGGTAAATTTTTACCTAGTGCCAGCACTTCTTTTGTTAAAAGACTTGGGCCTTGCTCTCCTGCTGTTAATCTTCCTGTAGCTTGTCTCGTGTACAAACTGTTCAAGGTATTTAGTCTTTCTATTTCGGCTTTGGCTAGCCTGCTAGAAGCGAATTCGGCTGCTTTTATTGCATTTGTGAACTGATCAGATCCTGTTTTTGCGTTAGCAGCAACGGAACGAAATGTAGTAAGTTGCTGATTTAAACCAGCGATAGATGAAGCAAAGCGTGCGGACTGTGTTCCGCCATCTGCGTACTTTTTTACTAGCTGGTCTAAATTGTTTTTTGCTGTCTTTAATTCGGCTGACCCACGTGCATCAAATAGTGTGGGTACAGGTTTTATTTGTTTGATGAGTCGGTTGATCGACTCGATGCGGTCTGATACGGTCCGTAAGCCCTCGAGGCCGTTTACCCGTAGGTCAATTACGGCTGAGTAACCGGCCACGTATCTGCGCGTTTAGGCTTTCTAAAGTCTATCCCGACTAAAAGCCGCCGGGTTAGCGGCGGCCGCGTTTGGCTTTTTCGATAGCCTTGCGTTCCTCGTCGGCTTGGATGCTCAGGTAGGCGTTCCAGCCAAGGATTTCCATGTCAGTCATCGTGGTGCGCAAGGTGTGGAGGGTTAGTCCCAGCTCCTTGGCCACGTAAAACTGGAGCATGAGGTAGCTGTCCTTGCGGAGTTCGGCCTCAAGCGCTTTTGGTGTCCAGCTCCTCCGAATCATCGGTCAGGATTGCCAGCATCAGGGACTGGAGGTCCTTGTCCTTGACTTCGTTCTTAAGAATGTCGATTTCGCCGGGCTTGAACAGCTTGGCGCCGTTTTCGTCGCACGCCTTGGAGATCAGCAGCTGCAGGGCGAAGGCGGTGGCGTCGTCGGATTTGGCTTGCTTTTGGGCGCGTTCACGCTCAGCCATCGTTAGCGGAGTGACCCACATTTCGAAGATAGAGCCGTCGCTGAGTTCGACTTCTTTTTTGTTGGGCTCCAGATTGGCGGCCTTGCGGAGGCGATCCAGGGCGCTAAGCGAGGCTGCGGCAGGCATAAAAGTCACACTTAAGACTTGTCTAGTGTAACGGACTAGAAAATAAAAACCCCAGCCCGGTGAGAGGCTGGGGATTGCTGAACTGACTGCTGTAGGAGCCTATCAGGCAGACTTCGACAGGTCGAAGGTGGGGGCGGCGCTGGGGCGGAAGGCGATTTCCACGCTCTGGCCGTCGTCCGGGTTCACGGTGAGGCTGGCCGAAGTCAGAATCACGGGAACGGTGATGCTGCGGCTGGTGGTGTCGTTGACGGACCCGCCGCTCACCACGCGGTCGATGTAGAGCTTCATGGTCGCGCCAGCTTGGGTGCGCTGGATCACGTCCTCGATCATCCGGTTGGACAGGGTGGTGTCGTCGTCGGTGGTGTACACCGTGGCGGAACCAGACCCGTCGGCGAAGCCGGTGATGTAGCTGCGGAACGGGGCGTATTGGCCGATGGTCTGGCCGATGGTGGTGACGTCGATTTCAGCGCGGGTGATCTCGAAGCTCCACTCGCGGACGGAACCCACAACAGCCGGGGCGGCGTAAGCCACCTGGAAGGCGTTGGGAGCAACAGCGGTGCCGTCGTCGGTAATGTCTACGGCGGTACCCCCTGCAGTGGCGGACACCTCAAGCACGCCAGTGGCAGGTGCGTAGGCGATCACGTAGTACGTCGTACCAGCGGCCAGGCCGGCGGGAAGGGTGCCGGTGCCAGCGGCTCCGGTTTCGGTGTTGACGACGCTGAACTTCACGGGGTCGCCGACCTTGAAGTTCAGGTAGGTGGCAATATCGATTTCGTCGTTGGCGGCGTCAACAGCCGTTTCGCCGAAGGTGGCGGTGGTTGCTGCAGGGGTGTAGTACAGGGCGCCGGAGGTGCCCGACAGGACGGTGGCCATCGGTTTTACCTAATGGATGGGACAGTGACGCGGGCACAGCCCGGCTTAATACAGGTTAGCTCCAGTGCACTTAAGGATTAAGAGATAACTTGCGCTTGGAATCCTGCTTCGATTCGTGAAATAAAGAACGGGGTAAATGCGCGGCGCGACTGTTGGTCGGGCGTCGTACCACCGAAATCCGGGCTAAAGGCTGGGCCGTCGATAGATCCAGTGCGGACATACACGCCGGATACAGGTTTGGGCGTGGCGTTGATTGTCTGGAGTGCGGTGGTGGCGACGTTGATCAGCGTTTGGTTGCGAGCAGGGCCGCGTCCTTTTGGGGTGTAAGTGCGAATGACGATGACGCCACGCACCATGTCCAGGCTGGTTGTCAGAGAGGTTTCGGTGGTAAGGCCGAATTGGATGTTGATGTCGACAAACTCTTCGGCACTATCGGCACCGTCGTTCATCACGTTGTCGAAATAGACCGGAACTGCTGGTGACAAGCTGTTGTACGCCGTCAACAGCGGGGTCTCAAATACGGCGCGGATGGCTTGGTAGTTCATTCAGATTTAGCGAGACGTACTCCGCGTTCCAGGGCTTTTTGCATTTTGCCGCCTTGTGTAAACAATGGGTACCAGTCCAGTGGTGCTGTGCTTCTTGCGTTACCTCTGCCGCTAATTACTTCGCCACGTTTTCCGTTGTCAGGGCGTTCGCCGCGAGCAACAACATCGCCCTGTGGTCCTTGGCCCGGATACTTAAAGTCCTCACGGGCAACATCAACAAGATCCAGGGCGATTGGAGCATGTGGAGCAACATTTTCAATAATGAACTTCACTTTGCGCTCTGCTTCTCTTCTGGTAGCAGGTAACTTCGGTATGTCAGAAAGGGAATAAGGATACTCACCGCCTCCAGATCCTCCCGATGGAGCGTGGGCAACCCAGCTATCTTTGAATTCCCCTGTCCAGTCAGGACCAGCTTCGGCAAGACCGTTCATTATTTCTTTTGCAGCATTACGCGCTGCATTGTTTACCCAGGCATAGGCATCGCGTTCCAGGGCACGTAGTAGTGACACTATTGGGGCCTCAAGAGGATAGTGTGGACGACTGGGTTTTCGCCGCGGGATGTTTTGCAGCTGATGACGCGGCCTGTGCGGGTTTTGCTGTTTTCTGTGTACTGGATGCGGTCGCGGATGCTCGGTGAGTACGCTCCAAGCTCGGCGTTGCCGATGATGACCTTTAGGTCGTTTGTTTGGTAAAACGACTCGAATTCTTCTGGGCGGGCTTGGAAAATTAGGGCGCGGACTGTAAGGCTGGTGTCGGCTCCAGAGACTTCGCCGGTTGTGGTGTTGTAGGTCGGGGCGGTGTTGGCCTTGAGGTAGGTCACGTTCTGGCCCCAGTCAGCTAAAAGCTGGGCGGGGATGGCGGCAAAGGTGGAGTCGACGAGGCTCATGATCAACCCCTAAAGACACGCAGCTGGTAGCTGCCGGAGCCGCCTGCGCAGTAGGCACCGAGGTAGGACTGGAGCCAGGGGTAGACGTCGAAGATGTTGTTGATCGTGCCAACGGCTTGGCTAGTTTTGCTGTACTTGACCTTTAGGTCGCCCAGTTCCACTTGGTCGTAGAGGCCGCTGGTGCCCGTATTGCCGGTTACGGCGTCGGTATCGTTAGCTAAAGCACGCGCCAGTTCGTAGGTGGCGTACTTAATGTCGCTGGGGATCAGGCTGCACTCCAGTGTGATGTTGTCGACGTCGTAGTTGGTGCGCGGCCACTTGAGTGCTTGGCCGGCGTCGCAGCGGTCGCCGTAGAAATTCAGCGTGTCGATCCAGCGCGTCGCTGAGATCAGGGCGCGATTCTTCTGGTCAGTGGTTTTGTCGGTCCAGGTTGCAGAGTTTGGGACGGTTTCGAAATATGCGTCCGCGTCGGCAAGCGTTACGTAGCTGTTGGCCGACGCGCTACTCAAAGTGGCGTTGATCGTCGCGGGCACAGCTACTTAATCCACCTTTGTTTCAGTGTAGCGCCAACAAAAAAGCCCCACCGAAGTGGGGCCTGGTGTACACGCAATCTGATTATCAGATGGTGCTGGTGTCGAGGGGGCTGTTGACGGTGAGCTGAACCAGGGGGATCAGGTCGATGTCGTAGGTGGCTTGCCAGTTGCCCGAGGTGGCCAGGCCGTTGTTGGTCGGGTTGTCGGAGCCCGAGTTCCACTTGGTGCCCATCACGTGGTAGGCAGAGTGGTAGTCGACCGAGAGCACGTCCTGCTTGGACAGGATGTTGCGGTCGGCTTCGATGCGCAGGTCTTGCTGCACACCTTCCAGGATCGTGCCGCCCTTTGTGAGATAGCAGTAGAACTCGCGCTGGTGGCCGGCCGTGCCAGGGGCAACGGTGTTCACCAGGGGGTCGATGATTACGCGGCAACCGGCGAATTCGCCGATGGCACGGGCACCGACGCCCACGCCGCCACCGCCCCAAACCACAGAGCCGGAGGCGGCCAGGGCAGAGGTCGAGAAGGTCAGCAGGCCGATCTGGTACAGGTAGAAGCCCACGGAGGGGTGCACCACCAGGGTGTCCAGTTCGTCGCCGCGCTCACCCAGCAGGTTGCGGGCGCGGGCCACAGCGGCGCCAGTCAGGAAGTTGGCTTCGCCAGCGCCAGAGGCGGCGGCCACGCCGAGGTCCAGGCTGTTAGCCGACAGGGCAGAACCAAACAAACCAGACAGTTGGCTGAACAGACGCTGGCTGTTCAGTTTGTTGATGGCGTCGGCAAGCTGGTTGCGGATGTGAAGCATGGGGTCTTCACCGGCCGCCAACAGAGCGACGTCGTCCACTGCATACGCGAAACCGCGGTGGCAGATGGTGGCGACCTGGGTGGCGGTGCCGATCTTCTGAGGGGTCAGATAGCCGGCGGTGCTGGTGCCCCAGGTTGCGGTGCCGTCCATGATCTCCTCAGTGGGAGCCACGGGGTTGAACTCGGGAACCTGGATGCGGGTGCCGCCTTCGCGGGCGTCCAGCAGCGAGTTGCGCACAATAGCGCCACTCTTCAGGAACAGGCTGCGCTCCTTGATGGCCTCAGACACATAGGTGCTGAGGTTATTGCGCTTGACGACGTCCGCGAGGAGGACGCCGCCGGAATAGTTCTGAAATGGTGCGGCCATTTCTTAGTACCAGGGGATGGGGTTTTGCGGGTCCAAGTCACGGACTTGGCAAGCACCACGGGTGCGAAAATTAGAGTCCTGCTTCCCTCTTCAGCACAGCTGCGAGGTCAGGGTCCTGACTAGAAATTAGCATCTGTTGTGTGAGGTTGATTGAACCTTCTTTCCAAGGGTTTGATACACCTGAAGAAACAACAGATGTGGGATTCGGTTTCGCTCCCATCCCAGCTGCAGAGCTGGGTTTGAAGTGATGTTCGTATCCCGAGCCAGGAGATTTCAGATTGGCGATGTACGCCGTTAAGTCTTGCTCCACGCCGCCATTGAGAATGACGACATTGCCGGACTCGTTTTTACGGAGGCTACTTTGAAGTAGCTGGAGCATTTGCTCGGCGTTGATTGCGCCAGCCTGGCTGATGGCAGCCATTGCTTTGGTGCGTACTGCAGCGTTTTCGTTGCTTTGGCGGAGATCCTCAAGTTGGCGCTTGAGGTCGGCGATTTCTTGGTCTTTTTCTTGGCCGGTGCGGTTGGCCTCTTCCCAGAGGTCTTTCCATTGGCCTTGGTCTTCCAGCGTTTTCTTGCGCTGGTCGTCTTGGCGTTTGTAGACCTCGTCGAGTTTGGCCTTGATGCCTTGGAAACGTTCCTCGGCTTCGGTGGCTTGCGCCTTCAAAGCATTGATTTGTACTTCGTACTCGTTACGTAACGAGGCAGAAGTGTCAATCGGGGGAGCGGTGTCGACTCCAGCCACGGGCTGGTCAGGAGTCACCACGGGTGTCTCCTGGATGACTTGCTCGTCCATATTCAGAATTCAGTGTCAGTGGTGGTTTCGTCGATCTTGCCGCGGCGGGTCTTACGCACCACGGGCTCGGGTTCGGGAGCGGGTTTGTCCTTTTCGTACAAGTTCTCGGCCCGCAACTCCACAAGTTGCCACTTGTAGGTGCCGTCGGGCTGCAGAACTTTGTCTAGCGATTCGGCCATGACAAAGGGTTTTGTGACTCTTGTAGTATAGGAGTACGGGGTGTTTAGGTCGCTATAAAGTCGCCGGCTTCGGTAAGAAGCGGTTCGGATGTTTCTGTCAGTAGCAAAACTGCTCGCTCCAGCAAGAGGAGGTAAGCATCTTCTGTTAGCAAGGAGAAGCCGTCTTCTAGGAGTAGGTGGTAGTCGGTTACTTCGGGCAGGATTTCGGTGTTGTCGATGAAAATCTGCGTGACTTCGGTGCTACCTAGGTACAGGGATTGGACTTCTTCGTTGCCGAGCCGGAAGGCCATTAGACGATGACGTACAGCGTCGTGGCGCTTTTGGTGGGTAAAGCGTCGTAGTCGGCTTGACTGATCTTGATGATGTTTGTGATCGCTGTTGCTCCAGTGATTCCGGTGGTGTTGGAAGTCAGGACGTTGGCCCAGCCGGTGTCGTAGCTGGTGTCGGTGGTTTTGACGAGGGCTTGGCCGGTGGTGCCGCCGCTGGCGATGCCAATGCCCGGGCGGCCGTTTAAGCCGTCTTCGCCGTCCTTACCTTTTTTGCCCGGTGGGCCGACCAGGCTTTCCAGCCATTCGCTTTCGGTGCCCTCGAAGCCGTCGGCGACAGCGATTTCGTAGGCGCTTGCTCCAGTGGGACCATTTAGGCCGTTGATGCCTGGGCGGCCTTCGGGGCCTGGTGCGCCAGCGTCTCCTTTGTCGCCTTTTGGGCCTTGAGGGCCAGCGGGGCCGATCTCGCCGCGTTCGCCCTTAGGACCTATTTCGCCGCGGTCGCCTTTTTCGCCCCGCTCACCGCGGGGGCCGACTTCGCCTTGCGGTCCTTGGGGACCTTGTGCTCCAACGGGACCGCGGGGGCCGGGGTCGCCTTGGGGGCCTTGTAGGCCGTCCGCTCCAGCAGGCCCTGGTTCGCCGGGTGCTGGTGGGCCTTGGGATTCGATGGCCTCAAGGCGTTTGGCCAAGCGCAGCAGTGTTGCTACCTGCGCCAGCGTGAGGTAGTCGGCTGCAGTTGGCATCGACTTACTGCCCCAGCAGTGCTTGCATCAGTTGTTCCATCCGGTCCGGGGTGAGGTCGGATTCGTCTTCGTCCTGCATTTCGCCGGGGGATTCTTCGCCTTCGGGTTCGTCGTCCTGGGATTCCATCTCGCCGGGCTCCTCTTCGGGGAGGGCGCCAAGCTCCATCGAGGGGAGGATTTCGCCTTGGGTCAAAATGGCGCGGACCTCTTCCAAGGTGATGACGCCCTTGTCGAAGAGGGCGGTGATTGCTGTGACGTCTTGGCCGATCAGACGGTCAATGTCGAAGTCGCGGCTGATGCTCACCTCAGGTGGTTCCAAGCCGAGGTAAGCGGCGGCAAAGTCGAACGCTTTTTGGAGGGTTTGTTCCAGGTCGAGGCTGACCGCAGCCAGCATCGAGTTGGTGTCGACGCGGTCCAAACGGCGGGCGTCCGCAGATTCGGCCACGAATTTCTGCTGGCTCAGCGTGCTAATCCCGAGCGTTGCCATTTGCTGCTGTAGTTCGCGGATTTCGTTGCTCTGCGCTTCAAATGCACTAGCCGCAGGCTCCACGTAATAGACCTTGTTGCCTGGGGCGGTGGCCATGGCGTAGTTCACGCTCACAGCCATGTCCTTGGTTTGGTCGTCCCAGCCCTCAAGGACAAGCATCGGTTGGGATGCGATGTGGAGGCTATGGATGAGATCGGCTTGGCGTTGGAAGTGCGCCAGGTTTAGGTAGGCGACGTCCAGAAGTGGGGGGCGGCTGACGAGCGTGTCGACTTTATTGCTGTAAGTAGTAACCAGTGGGATTTGGTCGAGGCTGTAGGTGCCCGAGTCGATTAGTTCGTAGTCGGTGCTGTTGTTGAGGGGTTCTGCGAAGCCGTGACCTAGCGGTTTTTGCTCGTTGCGTTGGCGGTAGATCTCATAGCGGCCTGGGTAGATGGCGCGGATTTGGTCGTAAACCTTTTCGCCGAACTTGCCGTCGGGGACAATCGCTTGCTCGTGGATACGAACCTGGGTCAAGGTGCCGTACGCGGCTTCGCGGTCCAGGCGCCAGCCGTAGACGTCGTAAGGGTCGACTTCAACCCAGTAGGGGCGGCGGCCCAGGGCGCGTTCTTCGGCCAGGCTGCGGATTTCGGTGGGGGCCGGGAAGTCGATCAGTACGTTTGCGTGCCCGTAGGTCAGGCTGCAAATCACCAGGCGGCGGGCAAATTCGTCTAAGTCCGAGCCGCAGCCGTCGACGTCGCGGGCGAAGACTTCGCGCCAGTAGGGGTCGCCCTCAAGCGCAATCGGTTTGCGCATGATCAGCCCGGCAGCTGCACGGACCAGCCGCTGGGTGTAAGGAGAGAAGACGGCGCGGTTGACACGGCTCAAATAGGCCGTGTAATCCTCGCGGGGTTCCAGGGGGAGGAAGGCTTCGCTGTTCTCACGCAGATATTCCGTGCCGCGGCTGACCGCTTTCATGATCTCCCAGCCCTTCATCATGTTCAGGACCGCTGCGGTGCGGTTGAACGGGCTGTCCGTTCCACCCTGGTAGGTGGTGGAGACGATGTTGGTTGGGTAGCGGCCCGGGACTGCGTAGGTCATTTAGTCACCATTTTTCGCGGTTGGCCCAGTAGGCAGCCGACATCTTTCCTTTTTTAATGTTAGCCGCATGGCGTGCTTTAAATGCTTCGCGGCGTTTGCGGTCTGCGTCGCTTTCACCAGCTTTCTTGGGGGAACCAGTGACGCCTTGTTGGCCGAAGCGGATTAGTTTTACTTCACCGTCCTGTTTTGCGAGGACTGCGTGTGATTTAGTGGGGTGATTTGGGGTGCGTTTGGGTTTGTTATAGCCCTCGAAGCGTTCGCCGCGGTACTCAATCATCGTCTTCCTCCTCGTCGTCGGGGTCGGTGATAGGTACCAGCACTTCGATACCTTGGGTCAACATAGTTACGAAGCCGCCGATTATCTCGGGGTTTTGGGGGGTCTTAAATACAAAGGTGGCGTGCGTTAGGCCGTCCTCGGCGTCGATTTCGATGTGGACGCAGCCACCATTTATTGTCTGGATAGCCATTAGATTGCCCCTACCTTACAGGCAATAGTTGGGCCAACTGGCATCGAAACAACGTGAGCACGGACATAACGACAAGGACTACTTGCTGCAAAATACATAACAGTTGTATTTTCGTTAATTGTTAGGTTACCGGCATGTTTAGTGGTAACTGTAATGTGTCCCCAATTTGTGCCATCGAGGCTACCGTCAAAATCAAAGTCGATGTTGCCGCTGGTGTGGTTGGTTACAGTTACTTGAAATGACCAGTAATTGGCTGTTGCATCGATAACAGTGAAGAATCCGGCACTTGTTCGAGTGCCAGCGTCGTAGATGGTTAGTTCGCCGTCGTAAATGGTGCCGGTTCCAGTAGCCATGGGTCTCTTTTGAGGGGTTTACTTGCGATCTTTAGGTCGCTTGGCGGTTTTGGCGGCTGCTTTGAAGTCAGCAGCTGTTGGGGCGCCTTTGCTGCCCGGTTTGCGCATTTTTTCGCCCGAGCCAGCGGCGATGCGCTTGCGTTTGGCGGCGATATTCGCGTAAAGGCCTTTTTTCTTGGGTGCCATTGCTATTTCTTGCCTTTTTTGGTGGTTTTGGGGCGGGATTTGCCCGCTTCGCTTAGTGCAATCGCGATTGCTTGCTTGCGGCTGGTTACTTTTTTGCCCGAGCTGGACTTGAGTGTTCCAGCGCCGTATTCGCGCATGACCTCGGAGACCTTTTTCTCCGCTTTT